ATGTCTAAAAAACGACAACCTGTTTTTGATCTAGATAATGAAGAAAAAGAATTATCTGATTCTTTTGATCGTGGCGAATGGAAAAGTATCAAAAGATTAAAACAAGAGGTTAATTTAGCTAAAGAAGCTGCGGCTAATTATTTCAATGAGAAAAAGAAAATTAGCGTTAGTGTTCAGACGGTAGATATGCATATTATTAAAAAAATGGCTGCAGAACGTGGGTTAAGACCTCAAACTTATATTACTAGCGTTTTACACCAACTAGCTGCAGGACATATACATACCAAGTAGATTATGGCTAGAAAACAATCATTTACAGATAAACCAAATACTGAAATAAAAAAGAACCTACCCATCCGGTTACCAATTGCATTACATAAAAAACTAAAAATTTATGCTGCAAAACAAGATAAAACAATGGTTGAAATAGTGATTGAGCAAATAGAAAAATTACCTCTCAAATAAAATATCTTGACGTCAAGACGTCAACGTTATATTCTGTAATCTGAATTTTAAAAAAGCGTTCCTCCAGATATCTCACTATCCAGAGGACATTTAACACAACCAACTGAAAAGGAGTTAGTTATGACCGCAACCGGTATACTAGATCATTCTGCTCGTATTGAGCAATCTTTAACAGCACTTAACTTTGAAAGTTTTCAAATAAATAAACTGAATTATAATAAGAATTATTTTTTTATGTATTTTCTAACGGCTTTTAAAACTAATGCATTTATTGTTATATCTTCATCTAAAGCAGACTGTTTAACTTGTTTATGAAGACTTTTAGGAAAGCTAATATTCGTTCTTACTATGGGCTCTTTGTTTACAATAGATTTTGGGAGAAGTTTAGTCATGATTATTTACAGAATAATGATTCATTAAAATATAACTACTTCATAATAGATAAATTAAGGAAAGAAATAAAGCAGTTTAAATTTGGTGTATTTACACCATTTAAAAATGGTGCTAAAGTATATAAGTATTGAAAAAAGCACATTGCTAAGGTGGTACTAAGCACCCTAGCAATGCTAACCACAATCTACTAAACAGGAGTAAATCATGGCTAACGTCATAGTAGATCATTCTGCTCGGATAGAGCAATCTTTAACAGAACTTAACTTTAGAGCTTGTCAGATGGGCGAGCAAGTTCAATCACTTGAACAGCAAGTTACTTTGCAATTCAATAAATTAATCATTGAACTCGATAAAGAAAGAAACCAATCGAGGAAATTTATTCCCCTTTATGATCGAGAAAAGTTTTATCAATGGAATGAATGTTATCTAGGTAATTTTAATAAAACTTTATTGAAATTATTTTTAGAAACCCGCCAATACGAACGTCTTATCCAAAATTATCATGTCACCATCCTTCAAATTAATAAGGAGGTAGGACATGCGTAACTTTAGAAGTAAATTCATACCACATACAGGACTTGGCAACACGACTTATTCTAGTGATGCTACATCTTATATGATCAATAAAAATAAACCGCTTTGGGATGATTTTAATTCCTTAATTGAACAAGCCGTTGTTCATCAAAAAGTTTCCTTTTATTCTGATCTCAATGAAGAAATGAAATGGGCTTTAGCAGTTACCGCGCTTCGTGAAAATAAAATTGAGGTCCTTGATGCGGAATACGAATATTTTAACCAATTAGTGGCTGAAATATTAGTAACTCGAGGGTCTTTTAAGAGTTTACGAAGACTCTATGATGAGCTGGTTGCAACTCTTATCGAATCAAAGTCTTCACAAGATGCTCATGTGGCTTATTGTATTGATCGTGCTTTAGAAAAGGAAGAAGACAAACAAGCTTGTTATGCGGCTGAGGAAGCAGAAACTAAGAGAGGCTTTTATGCTGAAGATTATAGCTTCTGAAAAAAACATTAAACCAGGCATCTATGATCTCTCCATAGAAGATTATCACCGAGGTCCTGGCATTAGTCGTAGTGGTTTGATGGAATTTAAACGTTCCCCTTACCATTATTGGTATCGCTATCTTAACCCTGACTATGAGCCAGAATCTCCTACCCCCTCACAGATATTAGGTAATGCGTTACACACGTTTATCTTAGAACCTAATGAGTTTGAAAAACGCTACTTTGTTATACCTGAATTTAATAAAGCAACTAAAGAAGGCAAAGAACGTTGGCAAAAGATTCAATCAGAGTTAGGTAACAAAGAAACTTTATCTTTCAATCAATATCAAACATTGCAAGCGATGGTGGAAAGTTTTCAAAAACATGAATTGGCTAATCAGTTCCTTGAAAATGCTGAAGTTGAGCAATCCATTTATTGGACCGATCTTGATACCGGCGTTTTATGTAAATGCCGGCCTGATATTTTACGGTGTAATCTCATTGGTGATCTAAAGACAGCACAGGATAGCAGTCCGCGATCATTTCAGTATGCTGCATTCAATTATGGCTATTACATTCAAGCCGCCATGATTCAAGAAGCATTAATGGTAATTAAAAAAATCCAAATCAAAGATTTTATTTTTGTAGTGGTTGAGAAATCAGCTCCCTTTGCCCTTTCAATTTACCAATTAGATGAGCCTTCTTTAGCGCAAGGCCGACATGAATTTAAACAACTGTTGATACGTTATAAACACTGTTTAGAAACCAATGATTGGCCGGCTTATGCCATTCAAGAAATTTCACTTCCGCGTTATGTATTTACTTAAATTGGAGAATAACTATGAATCAAGAATTAATCAGCGATCAAGGTAAGTTAGTTCGTGCAGAACTCGATATGCAGATCACAACCGCTAAAGCCTATCCTAGAAATCCAAATGACTTTATACAGTTAGCGACTCAACTCGCAACCCAAGATTTAGAAACGGCTCAATCTTGTTTTTATTGTCTTACCCGTAAAAGCCGAGACGGTAAGGTGACAGAAATTAAAGGTGGCTCAATCCGTTTAGCAGAAATAGCTGCAGCCAGCTGGGGTAATCTGCATGCCGCCAGTCGCATTGTTGAGAATGATGGAAGAGCGATTACCGCTGAAGGTGTTGCTTGGGATTTAGAAAGAAATGTTCGTATTAGCAGTCAAGTTAAGAGGAGTATTACTACAAACAATGGTGCAATCTATAGCAGTGACATGCAAACCTTAACAGGAAATGCCGCAAGTTCCATCGCCTTACGAAACGCAATCTTCAAAGTAATTCCAAAAGCTTTGATCGATAGAGTTTATGATAAGGCGGTGCAGTATGCCGTAGGTGATCAAAAAACCTTAAGTTCTCGTCGCAGTATGGTCTTTGAAAGGTTTAGAAAATTAGGTGTGGGTCATTCAAAAATATTTAAATACTTCAATAAAAATAGTTTTGAGGAATTCACCTTAGCTGATTTGGAGGATTTGATAGGAATTGGTACATCGATCAAAGATGGTTTTTTAGAAATTGATAAGGCCTTTGTCTTAGATGAAGAGACAACGCCCCTCAATGTCGAGGAGCGTGTCAAAAATTTACTGAACAATGAAAACAAATAAATCCTAACCGCCAACCCCGTTAAGGGGACACCGATAGAGTGTATCTAGCACTCTATCGATGCCTGGCCACAATCGGAGTACACCGACATGGTTATATGCAGTCTACATCGATCGCATGATCGATTCAAATTATCCCCCATTTATAATGGGATTGTATGCACCAACTCAATCTATACCAACTTAAAAGCGTTTGATTATTTCTTTAAGCTAGAGAGAAATTTAAGTGAAAAAAAGACGTACTACTTTTTAATAATAATACGTCTTCGCGATTCTAGAATTAAATCACTAATTCAGGATAGCTCACCACTGTCAACAAAAGGGGTTGACCATGGCTATTGAAAGAATATCTCTAACAAAAGTCCGACGTAATTTTATCTCACTTGAAGAAGAATACTTTACCACCGCAGCGCATTTTACATTGCTTAATAATGATTTTAAAAACCCAAAAAAAGAAGAAATATTAGAATGTAAAAAATATCTTAATCATACTTATTTAGGATTATATATTCTTTTAGAAAAACCACTAACTAAACGACAAATGGATGTTCTTTATAGAGCTTCTTGTGGCGAAGAAGTTAGTGAAACAGCTGCTCATCTTAAGATTTCTGCAAATAGAGTTTTAGAAATACGTAAAGAAATCTTGCAACGGTTAAATGCCAACAATGCTAAGCATGCTCTTTATAAAGCAACCTGCGCTGGTCATCTTCCAGCTTATATCAAAGAGCCTATTATAAAAAAAACTTAAGCATGGTGTCATCATGGAAAAAAATAAAACGATAAAACAATTTAAAGTAGATTCTTCTTGGGACAATCGAGAGAAAGTATTAGTATTTTCTTACCGCACAGAATTTATAAAAAAATTCATTAGTATTGCTGAGGATAATTTTAAATTCTTTGTTAAACCACAGCAAAGTCTGGATTCATTTACTACTGAATTATATTTTTCAAAATATCATGTCATTTATTTAGATGTTGATCCTATTTTTTGTAAATTAGATGAAATATTAACTGATATTAAAGATAGTAAAAATAAAAAGACTAAAATTTATCTTGTTACCTCAAATATAGAAAATTCTTACACACTAAAAAAACGTGATTTCCCTAAAAACATTTTTCCTCTATTGGATGGAGAAGAAATTTTATATCTCTCAGAAGATAGAAAATATATCTATAAAAAATTCTAAATTTATTACCAGAGGAAACTAATATGACCATCGAAAATAATAAAAAAACAGAAGCAATAAAATTCTGTTTAGTAGTTCTTTTAGAGAGATTAGAAAACCAAAAACAAATGATCAGAACCAGAAAATCTTATATCTATATTGACGATAAGATAGCTCCCTATGTCCCGAGAGATGAATTAGAATCTCTCAATATAGGAACGAGTACATTAAGTAACTTAATCAAGCAATTTGAATCAGTAGATGATCTAAATTCGGTTAAAAAACTTAGGCAAACTGAATTACTTTTCTTAAAAACAGATAGTTTAAATGAGTTTAAATTTCCAGACTACCAATCAAATATTAGTCCAGATTTTGCAATCTATGCTGATATTGAAATTCAATTAGATGCCTTGGATAAAAAAGCTCTAGAGCTACTTCATCGCGGGCATGAATTAGTCGGAACAGAAGCCAGTTGGGTAGTTCTTACTTTACGCAATTTAAATCAATGGTATTTTCAAGAGAAAAAAATTAATTATTTTGAATATAAAACCAATGTATTGGCTGTTTTTGATGAAGCCAAGCCACTATTGGAACAACATCGTGGTTGTAAAAAAATATTAACTAATCTTGCTGCGCTGATTTCAACTTTAGGAATTGCCTTTATTGTCAATAAATTTATCAACAATCGCTATCTCTTCTTTCCAGAAACAAAAAGTTCTGAGCAACTCACTAAGCTTGAGCAAACGGTATCTAAATTAAATTTTTAACTCATTTTTTAGCTTAAAGGATAAAAACATGGAACAGGAAAAACAAAACGTATTACTTATAGAAGATGATGAAGCGTGCCAAAGAATCATGACTCATTTTTTACAAAAACTCGATTACAAAGTTGATTTAGTTGATGAAGGTCAGAAAGCTGTAAAAATGGTGCAAAACAAGCAATACGATTTAATTTTAACGGATGTAAGGAACAAGGGACTCTCTGGGGATAAAGTTATTTTCTTTGTACGTAGCAAGAATGATAGCAAGAATGCAGGTACGCCGATAATCGTATGGAGTGCCTTTGTCAATAAAAAAAACGAACCGATGTATTTAAATTGGGGTGCAGATGGGGCTTTAATAAAAGTTTGTAAGCTCCATGACGTAAAAAAAGCGATTGATGAATGTTCAGGGTATCGACGATATGAAAGAGAATTTTACCATAGAATAAAAATCATTAAAAAAAAGTGGCTAGAGGATGGCGGACAGGTAAATTTATTAGAAGAATTATCCAACTTACATAATCATCAGCTTGGGATTTTAGTTGATGCTTTACAAAGTATTATTGAATATAAGCAATGGGATGACTTATCACGCACAGCTCTCTGAAAACTTAAGTACTTCAGAAGTAATAACAGAGAGTTCAAATCTCTAAAAGCCTTTAGAAGATGGCTACCCCTATAAAAATAATAAAATGAGGAAATTATGCGCATACTATTAGTTGAAGAGGATGGAACCTCAAATGATGGGGTACAAAAGGGATTAAAACAATATGGTTACACAGTAGATCGACTGACGGATGGGAAGGTTCTATTAAGTTCTATAAAAACAGAAATATTTGCGGTTATTCTACTTGATTTAAATTTATCGAAGGTATCAGAGTTAAGTGTTTTACGTAAGATCCGTGCAGCAGGAATCACAACGCCTGTACTTATTTTAATCAGCTATCAATCCGTTAAAGATAAAGTACAAGTATTAGATAATGGTGCTGATGATTATTTAACTAAACCTGTTGACTTAGATGAACTATCCGCCAGGATACGCGCGTTACAACGACGTTTTTCCAACAATCGAGCCTCTCCTTTACTAACCCATCAGGATATTGAATTAGACCCGAGTTCGTTGTCTGTCACCGCTAAAGGAGAGGCTATTAACCTCTCTCGCCGTGAATTTAGTTTATTACAAAAATTATTAGAAAATGTGGGTCATGTTGTTTCTCGTAAGTCACTGAGCCAATGTCTCTATGGTTGGGTAGATGAAATCGATAGTAATACCCTCGAAGTGCATGTTCATAATATACGAAAGAAATTAAAAAATACCCAATTAATTCAAACAATACGTGGTATCGGTTATAGGATAGAGAAGGAAAATGTATGACCCTCAATAAAAGGATAACTCTATTATTTCCTTTGAGCTTAATTCTTTATGAATTACCTTTGTATTTATCCAATAATCTTTTTTTGCCGGCTTTACCAGAAGTTACCAAAAGCTTTCAAGTAACGAATGCTACCGCACAATTGAGTATTGCCTTTTGGTTTTTAGGGGCTTCAGCTTTTCAAGTAGTGTTAGGACCACTCTCTGACCATTATGGACGTAAAAAAATATTATTGAACGGAGGTATTCTATTTGTAATCGTCACTTTACTCTGTAGCTTTACCGATTCGATCCTTTGTTTTCTTGTAGGTAGACTTTTCCAAGGTTGTGTTGTAAGCACTATTTTAATAGCAGGATACGCTATTATTCATGAATTTATGGAAAGAGAACAGGCGGTCAAAACGATATCCTGGATGGGCAGTATTACTATTTTAGCGCCTGCTTTAGGGCCATTATTAGGGAGCTTGTTACTCCAACGGATGAATTGGAGAGAATTATTCTTTGCTTTAACTACTTTTACAGTCTTAAGTTTATGTTTATTGTCTATCTATATGCCTCAGGATCGGCTTCAATTGGGGAAACTAAACCTCAAAAAAATAATTGTTGATTATCAAGTTATTCTTACTAACTCCCAATTTTGGATCTATACGTTGGCCTTTTGTTTTTTATTTTCCATATTGATCGCTTGGAATAGCTTAAGTCCTTTTTATTTGATGAACTATCTCAATATGAACCGCATTCTATTCGAATGGGTACAGCTATTAGTTTATGGGGTTTTTATTCTCGGTATTAATTTGAAAGAATTATTAAAATTACAGATAGAAAAAATTATTAAGCCGGGGCTATTTTTGACGATAGCCGGTTTTGTTTTAAGCACTTGGACCTTAATCTTTTTACCCCAGCATTTTTATTGGGTAATAAGCAATGTGTTGCTTTTTTGTCTAAGTACAGGATTTATTTTTTATTCATTATGTCGTAAAGCCATTGAAATGCGTAAAAAAGCGCCAATGGCTACGACTATTGCCGTATCTCTATGTCCAAAAATTTATTTGGGCTTTTAGGGAGTTTAGTTGCTAGAAAATTATATTTTTAATGGAAAAATATCTAGTAAAGATATAAAAATTAAATAAAATTAAGTAAAAAATAAATGATAAAATAATTACAGGAGGCTCATCTTATATAAGAGGGGCTTTTTTAATATATATAGAGAGATGGTAGGTAAAAAAATAAAAATGATAGAAACATCAAAAAAAGATAATAGAAAATCTCGTAATTTTAGAGTCTCACATTGTGGGAACTTCCCAAATTATAGTTTAAATGAAGTTTCTTTTAACAGCAGAAATCTTATTTATCTTGTGAGTGTAGGAAAGGAAAAATTTGAATATAAATGGGTTGAGCGTTTCGTAAATTTTATTAGGGAAGTTAAACCTAAAAAAACTTTTATTGTAGTAGCTGATACCTTACAGCGATATAACATTGAAGTGGATGAAAATATCAACCCTATGCAAGCTTTTCATGAATCTAGTAAGAGAGGAAAGGAATGGACTGATAAATATAAACCATTATTCTCTAATTTGAAGGAATTAGATATCGATCATGAATTTGTTCATTGGGAAACTTTAAAAAAAGATGAAGATTTTGAACATTATTTTCATAAAATTAAAAAACTAGATGAACAGAATAGTCTTTTTAAGGCAGCTCTAGCAATTTCTTCAAAAGAATATACTAACCGTCCTGTTCGAATGAATTCAGGGACTATCTACCAAAAAGCTGAGGAAAACTCTCGTCAATTCCTTATTGAAGAATGTGCTGTCTTCCAAGTCCTTGCAAAAAATAAAGATAATTTAGCGATAGTTTACCCTGGTGCGGTAACTAACATACTCGCTTATGCTATTAAATATATTAATGAAAATCAAAGGGATAAAAAAAGTACCTTCCATTGGCTCGATTTAAAACCTACAAAAACTAACAAGAAAAGAAAACATGTTGCATCTGAAGGAAAAGAAGCAATTAAACCTCTTTTCTCTAGAAGCAACTCTTTAAATGAAGCTCAATTACCTACTTATCAAGATTTAAGTGAAAAAATGACTTTTTTTAGACGTCCTTCTTTAAATTCATATCTCTCTAACGAAAAACCAAGTAAGTATATCCGTATTTAAAGGAAAATTAATATGAACTCAATAGCAACTTACGAAAATTTATTAAATATCCTTGCAAAAGCTCCCGGTCATATTTATTGGAAGGATACCAAAGGCGTTTATCAGGGATCGAATGACGCGCAGGCTATTTTTTTAGGCTATAAAACGGGTAAGGATTTGATTGGAAAAACTGATTTTGATTTGCCTTGGAGAGAACAAGCTATTCATTTACAAAAAATTGATAACCAAGTCATGGAAACAAAAAAAGAATATTCAATCGAAGAAGTTGTAAGTAATTATAAAGGAGTAAAAACAATATTCCTATCTCAAAAGATTCCCCTCTACGATCCTAATAATAAAAAGGTAATAGGTATTATTGGAATCTCTTTAGATATCACAGCAAGTAAGCAAGCAGAGCTAGCTAAACAACAATTTATTATGAATATGGCGCATGATTTAAGAACACCTTTGGCCGGCATTATTGGTATTGCAGATATTCAAGCGAATCAGGGAACAAGCCCACAAGATAAGGAATATGGGCTTTGGATTTTAAATGCGAGCAGACAGCTTTTGGATTTATTAAATGCTGTTTTAAAAATTATCGCAACAGAACAAATTGAAGATTCTATCGCAGAAGAAACAGTTGACTTACCCACTCTTATGGAAGAGTTAAAAGATCTAATACAGCCTTCTATTATTGCTAAAAAATTAAAATTTGAATGTATCTCTGATTCTAGTTTACCCTCTATTATCAGTGATAATATTCTAATAAAAAGAATCTTACTTAATATTTTATCTAATGCAATAAAGTTTACGAATAAAGGAAAAATTAGTTTAGAAGTTAATCTTCTCGATATAAAAGATAAACGGGCAAAGATAGAGGTTCAAGTTAAGGATACCGGAATTGGGATCGCTAATGATGAACTTGATAAAATATTTGATCGTTTTTATCGAGGACATCCTTCTTACCAAGCTGAGTATAAGGGTTATGGTATTGGTTTATTTTTAGTTAAAGAAGCGATGAAACTATTAGGTGGAGAAATAAAAGTTTCTAGTGAAGAAGGAAAAGGAAGCTGCTTTACATTAACATTTAACTTTCCTTTGGCAGAAGAAAATATAGAACAAACATCACCTGCAATATCACAACAATCAACACCTCAGCCTAAGGCAGATAAGAGAATGGGATCGGTGCTTGTTGCTGAAGATAATTCTTTAGTACTTCATGCAGTAAAAAATATTCTTGTTAATTTAGGTTATGAGGTTACCACTGTTTCTGAAGGAAAGGCAGCTTTACACGCTTTACAAAGCCAATCTTTTGATTGGGTATTGCTGGATATTGGATTACCTGATTTAGAGGGAACAGAAGTAGCCAGACTTTATCGTCAATGGGAGCAAGAAAATAACAAAACTCTTCTTCCTATTTTTGCTCTGACAGCTCACAAAACAGCTGAAGTTAAAAAGAAATGTGAAATAGCTAACATTGATTATATTTTGAATAAGCCTTTTACTCTTAAGGATGTCCAAATAATTAAACTATTTATGGAGAATAAGGACTAGATTGTCGCTCTCTTTTCTCCCAGTTTTCAATATATTTCTGTGCGAGTTTAGAGTCAGTTATAAATACTAAGTTTTCAGCATTTCGCTTTTGAGCTGAATCGGTAAAGTTGAAAGACCCGGTAATGACTTCTTTTCCGTCGATAATCATGATTTTATTATGAGCAATAGCAGGTTTAGTATCGATCCAGACAGGAATTCCAGCATTAACGATGTAATGTAATAAACTATATTTTTGTGAACGTTGGCTTTTATCTAATATAACTTTAATTTTAACGCCTTTTTTCTTGGCTTTGATTAATGCATCGGCAATATCTTTAGAAGTAAAATTGTAGGCTTGAACAAGAATAGAATGCTCAGCTTTTGCAATATGATTGGTAATTTGATGGGTACAATCCTGTCCTGGAGTAAAACAAACCTGAATAACAGGACAAGAAACAGATTTTTCTGGAAGACTAATTAAGTTAATGGGCGATGAACTAGAACATCCTTGAATAAGTGTAAATGAACTTAAAATACAAAATATGAAAAATCTCTTTAGCATACAGATATCTACGTGAAAGTTAAAATTTTTAATTTCTAATCAAACTCTAGCTTACCACAATAAAATAAATAATTTAAAACATTGGGTTTTTAATAATTAAAATATAAATTATCTAGTAAAGATAAAAAATATCGCTTAGACTTATAATTAATAATAGGGAACAACAACAAAAGGAGTTAATTATGCCTTTCCCCAGCGCATTAAAAAATTTTTCTGAGAATGGTTTTTTTGAATTAAAAAATTCTGAATTTTCTTCTGAAAATATTCAAGAGCTTGAAAAAAATATTGGACAACTCAAACAGCGCCAATTTAGCATTCCCTTGCGCATGCGCTTAAAAGACATTCAAATGATTCCAGATATCTCCCGAAGAAAGCATGGTTCAGGGCCGGTAATTCAACACGTTCCACGTCGTTGGGTGGATGGTTACGGGGATCTCGCTATTAGTCAAATGGGATCTCTCCATGGTTTTAATACTCCTATGAGTTTCGGGAATTCAAATGAAGTATTTTGGCATCCATTGGAACTGGAAACTCCACTTGAGGTATTGAAAAAAGACTTACTTTCTTTATTGACTCAATCCTGGAATTCAATCGAACTGGATCAGCTCTTTTTTTGCCCTTATCACCAGGTTGATAATGTGGCGACACAGCATTTTTATACTGAATTCTTAAGCGCATTAAGCAAAAATTCTTCTTTGCAAGAACTATCAATAAATCCTTTCTCGCTGTCTAAGCAAATAGATGTTATCCAGTTTTTAGCTAATACGAAATTAGAACATTTACATCTTCATATTACCGAAGCTGATCCGTCCTCTTGGCAAGAACTTTGTCGAATCTTGGAACGACATCCTACGCTTCAATCATTGAATTTAGGTCAGAGTGTTCTTAATGCCTCCGCTTATTCTGTTTTGACGGACCTCTTAGATAAGAATTATCAGATTAAAATCACGGTAGCGGAACCCACTGATGCGAAATTGTTGCGAGCCTATCAACCTTTAAAACAGCGTTTAGCTAAACCAGGCTTAGAGCGATTCAAAGAAAAGTATTTATCGCAAGATAAACTACTACAAATTGCTATTGCATCGTTAGAGTCACTTAAAGGATTTAATTCCAGTCCGCATCAGGTTTTACAGCAAGCACAATTAGAAAAGCAATTTGATTTCTTATTAAGAAATCAAGCCTCTCTGGCTATTACAGATGGAAATTATACCGATGTCCTACATCCTATTTACCAGGATCATCGTTATCTGATTAACGAGAAATCTCCTGGTCTTGTTCAATTGCGCGTGGATACGTTACCGTCTAATAGAACTAAAACCATCGGCTCTATTTTGCTGGAAAAGGCCTTAGAAACTAATAATCAAAAAGCGATACAAACGTTATTAAATGCAAATGCTAATTTGCTTGAATTCCCTTGTCATGAGGAAGAACCTTTTTTAGTTAAACTGCTGCAGACGCAGGGTGCTATAAAAAAACTGGTCCTGGATTGTATTCGTCGAAATACACAATTAGAGGAGTCCGATCTACTGCAACTACAAGTTGCAGGTGGAAGCAAAACTGTTGGTTATGTCTTGCTGAAAAAGACCTTAGAAACGCAAAGTCTCTATGCGTTGCAGAATTTGCTACATGCTAAGGTCGATTTGTTTGAAGCGCCTGAGGATGAACAAGAACCCTTTTTAGTGAAAGTCTTTCAAAGTCCGGGAAAACTAAAAAATTACGTAGTTGATTATATTCGCCAAGATGCACGATTAATAGAACTGGCATCTGAGCGTTTAAAGAATTATTCCGGCTTACTCGAAGTTTTTACAAACTTAAAAAATCATTTAGACAAATATAGCTTGCATTTGGTGAAAAAGGATAAACCTTCGCTTTTAATGTCTATCGCTTATGAAGCATTAACTACCTGGAATAGGATGTTAGGCCTACAAGATCCATCCGGGGCAAGAGATAAGGAGTGTGCGCAAATCTATAAAGATTTAGATGAAAGCCTGAAAATGATTAATCATGATCCGATCGGTATCACCTATGCTGCGCTCTGTGAAGTCCAATGTATTATGCACAAAATGAAAAAAAAGTCTGTAAACGCCTTAAGAGGCATTTTTAATGTCTCTTCTTTACATGATAAGGCAATAAAGTTAGTAGATGAATTTGATAGTCAGTTAAAGGCCAACAAGGATCAGATTTTTGCGCAACAAAACGAAATGCTCAAAAATCAAAATGAGAAGATCAAACAGCTGGAGGAAAATCATGAAAAAGAACGAGTCCAAACTCAAGAAAAACAAACTGCGACGGAAGCAAAATTAGCTGCGACAGAAACAAAACTAGATAAGGCGGAAGCAAAACAAGCTGAGACAGAAATAAAACTAGATAAGGCGGAAGCAAAATTAGTTGCAGTAGAAACAGAGCTAGCCGAAACGAAAGAAAAACAAGCATCGACAGAAGCAAAACTAGATGAGACGAAAGAGAAACTAGCAGAGATGAAAGCAAAACAGAGTAAATCTGAAGCAGAAAATGCGGAGATTAAAAAGACGCTGGAGATATTGTTAAAACGAACCAGTACCCTTGCTGTTTCAGAAGAGGAAACTGTCGATCCAACAACAAAAACTAATGTTCAGTTTTTTCGCCGCTAGTGTAAGGCTTCGCTAAGGAGATGCTTGTGATGTTTATCAAAGACATGGGCCAACAACTTGCCTATAAACCCTTTGAATGGATGTCCTGGTGGTGGGGAATAAAATGGGGAGGTTTTATCGAGATCTCCCCACAGCTTAGCAAAGAAAATCCTTTATGGCAGCGCGAGAAAGCTGATCTAGAAAACTTAAGGCTGTTTAAACAAACGCCAGATGAAATACAACAACAAATTGCCATCTATTGGAAAAAGCCTTTTTGGCGGCGCTGGTTATTACGTTTATTTACCGATATCACCAGTCGGATATTGATTTGGTCTTATTATCAGCGTTGCCTTTCTTTTCGGCGTATTCATCAAGAGAATTCACTACTCGGACTCGGACAACGTTTGATAGTGTATGAACCTGAACGGGGTTTTGTGAATGGGTTCATGCATGAATTAAAGCGGGATTATTCAGTATTAGAGCATCGTCTAGAAGCCTACGCCGGTAATGTTCAATGGATGGAAAAAAATCTTGATCCCCTATTGGCTCAACATGAAAAAAAAAGACAACGGGTTTTTTTAAAATTATTGGATCGCTATTTAAAGGAATTGCCTGAAGGCTGTGATCGCGAGTCCGTGCGAAAAAAATTAGATGAAGAATATTCAGCACTTGGAAAAGTACTGAGAAGTTATTTTCAACATTGGTGTCAACCTATTAAACCCATTGAAGAAAATACCAGTCGAGCATTGGTGTATGTAGGTCCTGCTGTCATTGAAAGAGAAGTTATTCCTTCATTGGGGGCTGATTTGAGCTCTTCATTAAGTTTCAATGAATGGTTAGTACTTAAACAACATGTCTTAAAGGAGATATTAAAAGAAAATCCACCTAACTATGAAGAAATTCAATCATTTTTACAGCAGTGCTTACGTAGTATAGAAGGATTAATTGAACCGCTATTGTCTGATTATGAAAGGCTAGTCTGTGAAGCGAAACATCAACGAGTTAATTATAGGGAAATGTCAAAGCGGTCCGATCATTTACAAGGCCGATTTACCTATTTCTTCCGACATAGTAGCTTATTATTTCATCCGGATAAGTCCGGTGGAGATGAAACTATCTGCCGAATAAAAAAAGAATTATTTCAAGAATTTCAACAAGTAGTTGAAGTCTCACTCGAGAGATTGAATCAAGGTTTAGTCATCTTAAAACAATGCATTCCGCCCTCAGAATTAGAGCTCAATAAGCTATTAGAGAAGATCAAACAAGACCTCATAATATTTATAGAAGAGCTTAATAAAAGGTTTGGCCAGATAGATGCACGACTTGTAGAGATAGGAGCAAAACAGGCCGCGGTCGAAGCACAACATGCGGAGTTAAAGGCAAGACAGGTAGCAGCCGAAACACAATATGCAGAGATAAGAGCAAGCCAAGCAGCGGTCGAAGCGCAACATGCAGAGATTAAATCAGAAAATGCAGAGATTAAAAAAACACTAGAAGTATTGTTAAAACGAACGAGTACTTTTATCGATTCGGATGACGAATCTACCTCATATGATCCAACAACAACCCATGCGCGGTTTTTTTGAGGTTAGATCACTTTTTTACCTCCAATTGCCCTGCTTGAAAGTGTGAGTCAGGGCAAATGGGCACATTAATTTCTTGTAATGGTGCTTTCCAGGCACAACTGGCTATCCAGCCGATCATGGTTCCTATAGTTAAGAGTAATACTATTTTTTTTATCATTGTTGATCCTAATTTTTAGGTATAGTAAATAATCTTGGTTTGTTCATTAATAAGTTGATGCTCTATAGCTAAGGTCATGGTTTGATAGGCATCAACAGCGTGTGAAGTCCAATCATGTAAGGGATGGTCTTTATAAATAGTATTTTTTTCGTCAAAGACTTTGGAATAATTAGCAAGACAATCAATGAGACGTTCAGTATTCTCTCTATTAAATTGAGTACGGTAGAGCATTCTGCGCATCAGATTAATCGCATCGATCTTACGCTGTGGTTTAGGCACGCAATAAGCCGCTTCCCCTAGTTCCTGAAAAATATCTTGTGCACTTTTAATGGTGGCTTTGTCTCGATTCTTGCCATCATGCGGTAAATAGTGACTGTGTAAGCGAAGATAATGCTTATTACAAAAGCGATGGGCCTCATCAATGTAATAGTGTATAGGATGATTATTCGCTTCCAGATAATAAATAATATTCGGATTATGCCTCTGATCGAATTGAACTAAAATAACCGCCGTTGAATCATTCACACCTAGATCATAAAACGCATAAACTACAGTTTTGGGTAAAATAAGATTGGGAATAATTCGTTTGTTTTCTTCAAGGGATTGTATTTCTCTAGAAAAGTAGAGTCGTTCATGCTGCACGGTAATAACCGAATAATATTCTTGTTGAATAAGAAATTCTGGCATACCGGCTTTACGATCTTCTTCGATCATCTCATCGCTAATATAACGATTACCTTTCTCATCTTTTAAACTATCCACACTATCAATGCGCCAAACCCAAGCCGAATTAGTTTTAATCGATTGTAAATAACGATAAGCATGATTCATGCCATTAAAGGTAGTTTGTAAAATAAACCAGCCATTATTTTGCCTGAAGACCGGCATAAGGATATGTAATACTCTCGGATCAGAAAAGGCATATTCTGAAAATACCGCGCCCAGTACATTCACCCCTCTTAATTTATCCGGATCAATATCAGAACCCAGAATACGAATGACCGACCCATTCATGAGTTGTATCGTCATATCCTGTTGATTGAGATGCTTAATACATCGCTTTGGAATCATATCGAGAAAACGTAAACTTCTTCCTTCTTGTTGATCATTCAATAAGACTGCACCTTCCCAAAGTACTAAACGTGCCCTGACATTGGTAGGATAGATCATTAAATACAATCCGGGCTGGGTTAATGCCCCTTGTATCAATAAATTCCAAGATTCCATCTCTTTTCCAGCACGACGCGGTCGCACTAAAAAGAAACGTTTATACCCTTCTTTAAAAAGCTTGTCTTGAATCTCTTTTTGATAAGGACGTAAAGTCACTAGAGGTAATATAATCGTTTCATTTTTTCCAAAATGGAGTGTTAAATTGCCTTGTCCATTACGTTGCCAGGTGAATTGATTTTTCGAGTTCTTATCTACTTTCAACTTCAAATTTCTAATTTCTTTACGTAATAAAGCTAATTGCACGTTTAATATTTAATAAAATAATGAAACACTATTGACGGTTGCATTACATTAAAAGGTTTAGTGTTCCCTGTAGGATAAGTGGTAAAGGTTGCATTCCCGCCTGTGACATCATCACCCTCAGCACCACCTACGATATGGGGAATTCCCGCATCGAACTGATGTGTATGGGAAACTAATTCATCCAATGTCATGGTATGAGATTCTTCACCACCTACGTTCCCTACTGTATTGCCTAGCACAGTAGTTGTCTGGCCACCTGAACCTACAGGAACTCGTCTTGCCATATTAGGGATGTTAAATGTGTTTGTTTCATCACCTGGGCCAAATTGTGTACCCACCTCATTAAAAAGGTCTGCATAATCTTTTCTAGAAATAGCACGTCCATCGCAATATAAAAAGCCAGTGCGTTCTGTTTCTTTTCGTGCTGAAATTAAGATATCTCCAGTTTTGAAAACCTTATTGGTTACTACATCATTTAAAACATCACCGACCGTGGTTTTAATAGTGTTATGAATAAATCCAACATAATCAGCACCCCCGTGCTTTTCATCACTCGCTTGTAACGTATTCAAAAAAGCTTGTAAGGTTTGTCCTTGTTGATTCACTACGTCAAAATAGCCCAGCAAGTGTGTTCCATCCCCACCATGCGATGCTTGACTGCTAAGCTCAGACCGTAAAGTACTGATATCCGTGTTTTCTATTTGTGCAGCAATAATTCGCTGACCTTGACTGACCCAGACTTGGTTATCTTGTGAGGTTAATACCGGTAATTTATTGGCTAAATTTGAAGTTAAATAGCTATTAATAATATATTGCAGACATTCATTGGACAGTTGGGTGTTAAATTGTTGCATGATAAGTAACACGCGCTGAAAAGCTGCATCCAATGTGTGTCCATTAAAACTTTGTGCATTACCAAATTCTGTTTCAATACCAATTTGCATAGTACGCACTAACGTGACTATAGCGCCTGCAGGTGGAATCTTATCTTTAACAAAGGTAATGGTCCCTCCTGTCATCGTTCCCACTGCTTGAACGGTATAATCTTGGTTTAAAATGCAAATGTCTTTATCAGGATTGGCTTCATCACCGGGTTTTGTGACATAAACCGCAATATCTTCTGGGATTAAGATCAAATAGCTATAAGTTAATACAGAAGTTTTACCATCTGCGATGGTTTGATTCAGGGTATTTTGTTGAGGTAATGTTTTTTTCTGCATTTTTATCTTTTTTTGTTTATTAACGCCCGTAATATAGTTTTTGTCCCGGTTCTAAATAGGTTTTATCGCCCAATAATTGATTTAAATAAGGACCTATCACCGGCATGGTATCGATAGGAGCAACATTCTTTGCTATGGCCTTTATATTTTTAGTCATTTTTTTAGGGTTCAATGTCACGCTAGAAGTACCCAATGCACCCACACTCGATAAAAAGTTAATGCTGGGAGATGAGAATAAATTTTGGATTAAGTGTTTATCTTGATACTTTGGATCAAAGACTTGCATGAAGATACCCAAATTGGGTTGCACGAGATCGATTAAATAATCCATCTTTTCTTGTCGATTCATTACAGAAAATAAGGGCATGCTTTTGCCATGCGCTAAATTATCAAAGTAGTTAGCCAAGTAACTTAAAGGCAATGTCGCAGCAACTAAGGATAACCCCCATCGTAATTGCATTTGTGTATTTCTGGCATCTTGATACCCTTGAATTAACACTTTATCGGCAAAATTAATGGCAAAACCTTTAAATTGCATCACCATGCGCAAAGCTTCACCCATGAATGTTCCTGGACGTGTTCCAAAATACATAAAGGCTTTAGTGAGGTTGTCCGGCATTAATACCGCATTATCGGCGGCCATAGAAAAAATAGAGAATATTTTACGATAGAGATCCGTGCGCATTTCATAAATCGGTTTACTCTGTCCGTATAAACTTTTTAGTTCTTCATCAGATACTGCATCGACATTAGCCGTAGTAAATAATCCTTGTTGATTTTTAGTTCTAAGCAAATCCCATTCTTTTTCTTCTAAGCCGTATTTTTGTAATTGAAAGCGAGTTGCATCATTTAATTTGCCCCAAGCTTGATAGCGTTGACGATAAAGTCCTTTTGCAATGACGTGCATTAAGGAATGACGATTACCCTTATCAAAGGATTCCAGTAAATTAGCTCGAAAAAACCCCGTTGTAACTTTATGAATGAGCTCGGTTCCATTACTAAGATCAGCAAAACGTGCCATATAGCCTAAATGGCTATCGGCTAACAATTTAAATTGCTTTGCAATAAACTTTCTTTCGTCATCTGCTAAGACATCACAGGTGTGACTTAACGTATGGGCTAAACTTTTAAAATAAGAATTTCCCCAACGTTGTGCAAAAGAAGCAATATAAGAAGCATCCGGTAGACTTCTTAGCACAATGGTCGGTAATCGTGCTATGGCACCCAATGATCGGATGTTCGCCCCAAAAGCAGCTAGTGTTGGACTAACTGCCGTTTGGTCTTGTTGTAAAGATTGTTTTAATATTTTATCCGAGTGTTCGTACCATAAAGCACTTTTGGGAGATTTTTCTTGCTGAACTTTTCTCAGATCGTTATAAACTGATAAAGGTGCATCTCCCATGAGCTCTGCCGTTCCAATCCGATTAGCAGAGCTATTCAGATCGCCCACCAATGCTTGAAAGAGATTGCCTTTACCATATTCTCGACTGTAATTTAAAAAGGATTCATGATCCTTCCAGTAAAAAAATAGATGTGTTTTTTTCTCTATGGCCTTTCGATCATTGGCAACAACCGAACGGGTAAAGATTTCACTTTTACCGGTCGTAATATTATTAAAGATGGAACTTAAACGTTGTTCTATTTCACTGTTTAGTAAGTTTTGACCAAACGTTTTTTCTAGATCAAGCTGGGATTTAATAAACTGAATCCAGCGTTGTTTAGAAGCCTCTAAGTCTTTCTTTTTTAACAACTGATAAATCTTACCGGTACTTCGTCCACCCTGGTTTAATAATCCGGCATCATGAACGGCACGAATAAAGCGATCCTTATTCACTTCACGTAAACGCAAAGCATTCGAAATAATCAACTCAGGATTGCGTATATCTATATAATCATTGATTTGCTTGGCAAGCTTTTTAGCTAATTCAGGTGCTGCTTTTCCATCTAAAGCGCGTGCAATGGAAATATCGTTGTCTTTATTCTGTAAATAAGTTAATTCCTCATCCGACATTCCCTGGAATAAGGATTTAAATAAACGTTGCTGCGCTGCTTTCTGGTAAGCAGGGAGATTTTGATTAAGATTGGTATAGCGTTGTGCAAGAAGAGAGCGCAGATTAATATTTTTGTTTTTTAAAGTGTCTGCTAAGGCATCAAACTTACGCGTATTGTTCTGTGTGATTAACGCTTCTTCAAAGAAATCTTGTAAATGTTCGTCATTGACTTCTTCAATGGCTTTATCCATCGCTTGCTGACTTCTTAAGTTAGCATAGCTTTTGGCCTTGTTTAGTACTTCATTCACATAATGATTGAGATCATCCTTATCAAAATGTTTCAGGTATTTTAAAGCCTCTTCATAACAGTGATTGTTCACGCTTTCTCCTGTAAACATTGGATTAGATCATGAAAGATGGAATTTTTTCTTTTAAATTCCTGATATTTTTTAAAAGTGGAATGATCTTTAGTCTCAGCAAAAGGTTCTTGTTTTTTTAAGGCTTCTTGATACTGTTTGAATTGATCTTGAACTGTTGATTGGGTTTTTAAGTTCTGATTAGGCCATTGATTCTCGATACGCTGCTTAAAGTAATCTTTGACGGAATCAGTGTTTGCTAAAGGCTCTTGGCCAAATTCAAGATGATCAATTATTGTGGATAGAAAAGGTTTCCAATGGTTGTTACCTTTATTTTCAAGTTCATTAATAATTCCTTTTAATCCTTCACTTAAATCGGGATTTTGTTTTAAACGATCTAAGGCATTTTTTTGAATAAAGCGAAATAATGCATCTAGCTTATTTAATCCATCTCTTGCAAGTAACTCTTCTGGAATGACGGCTTGTAAGGCTTTAATATCATTCGGTGTTAATAATGGGATATTAATTTCGTTTTTTAGAGGATCAATTGAAATATCTGGATTATTTTTCTTAATAGTATCAACAGCTTCTTCCAAACTGGCATTTTGCTTAAAAAGTTTGGATCGAATAACACTTGCTGCAAAAGGCACTAAACTGATTGCTAATCCAAAACCGCCGGCAATACTGGTCGCTTTTATCAGATGAGACACATCTACTTTATTCTCAGGCGTCACAGATTCAGCTAAATTTTCTGGTAATAATGAAGTAGCGCCCATACTTGCGCTCGTTAAAGCTTTTTCTCCTAGTGATCCAACAGTTTCTCCAGAGAGCTGAGTGATTGTTTTACCCGCTAAATGGGATAAGAACTCCGGTGCTAAAGCTGAAATACCTTTGACAGCACCTTTAGCGAGTAATCCACCCGCACTCCCCAATGCTATATTAATGGGATTTAAAGCAAAGCCGAGTAACGATGCAATACCATCACCTATTTTTTGTGTAACAGGTAATCCGGGTATTTCAGTCACATTTTGTATCGCATGATAGATATCATCGAGCGATGAAAAATGGGGATGCATTCCGGCTAAGGGTGCTATTTTTTCTAGAGCAACTTCAGGTTCTATCAGTTGTTTTAAGAAATTACCGCTGATAGAAGCGCCATAACTGGGCGGCGTAAACTCAGCTTGTTCTTGATAACTTTCTCTAAAGTTAGGTTTGACAACGGCATTGCTTAACAACATGTTATGAGTCCTTATGCGCGTAAGCGAGTAAACTATCGGTAAAAGGCTGCGAATAAATCACATGTCCTGCTGCATCGCTCGCAATAATTAAACCGTCAGGTGTATTAGTGACGGTGATAGGGTTACAATCTAAATTAAAAAATTCACTGATGTGATTCTTCATTTCATCCCAACCTGCTTTAATTTCCCATCCGGTTGGAAAGCCGGCAGCGTTAATAGCTTGATCCTGAGCTTTTTCAAAAGAAGTTTCTCGAATCGGTGTATGAGTGGGTGTAATAGAAAAACCTAATGCTTGATACGCTTTATTACGTATATGATCAGCTAAGCGTCCGGCTTCGCCGGGTGTTAGGTTTAATTGATTTAAATTAAAAGTGTAATAAGGACCACTTGCAATCTGGTAAGCATTTGCAAAATGATCGCTAAAATTTTGAATATATTCATTGACATTTTTTAAGCTTAAATCATTGTGAATGAGTCCTTGATATTTTACATAATTCATGGCCATGTTCACGATACTTAATGTCCGTGAGGGATCACCGGATTGGCCAATGTAATTGAAGATATCCGCATTATGTTCATTGAGTTGTGCAACCAGAATATTTTTTAATGATTTATCGCTAACATCAGAATCTTTAACATTAATAATCCCTATTTTGGAAAAGTCCTGACCGGTTTGATTCGCACTAATCAGTTGTCTTAAAAAAGAGGGATCCGTATGGTCTTGCAACATCCCCACGGTATAAGCCACTTCTTGTTCGAGTGGTTTTTTAAGACTCGCCGCTAAATAAACTTTATTCGTGAGATCATGTTTGTCTAAAACTTGTAACAAACTATCGGGATCAGCGCCTTGAATAAAAGCCGATTGGGCTTGTTGCTTGAGATCATTCGGAATCGGTTGAATAAAGTGATTGTCGATCTGCATCGCATGAGCTAACTGCACTGATCTTGAAATATAATCGTTATAAGCCGCGCGCGGATCAACACGGTTATAATTCTGCGCGTAATCTTTCAGGATAGCTTGTCCTTGCGGTGTTTGTTGAATAAGTTGAACATAATCTCCAGAGGTAAAACCATTTACCAGGTGTTGTAATTGAGCTCTTTCACCTTTTTCTGTTTGAGTTAACAACCCCGCTTTATTATTTAATGTCTCCAATCGTTGTTTAAGTAATTGCCAATTCTCTCCGTTGTTAAACAGTCCTTGTATTTTTTGTACACCTTGTGTAAATAAAGTAACTTCATTTAAATGATCCGGTGTTAATTTCATCCACGCTAACGAATTAATCGGATTTCCTTTCATTAAGTCTGATTTAATGCCTTGCATCGTCAAATCATTGGCATAGTGATTTTGCAGCTGTAAGGTATCTTGCGAGATAGGTGTCTTGGATTTATCAACATTTCCTGCAAAAGGCGAAGCCAATGCTGTTTGTAAATCAATCGATCGAGCGACAGGGTTTTGTTGTAATTGATGCAGTGCCTGCAAACTATCCATCGTATGCGATAACATTTGAAATAATACACTGCCTTGTTTAGGCGTAATAATACGTCCCAGTAAAGCCTTCTCAACCGTTTGATGGGCTACATCTAACTTTTGCTGAAATAACTTTTCATCATTGACCGAAACATAAAGATCTTTTAAGACATTCGGCCATTCCGTATAAAAATTACTTTGTAATTGCTGTTGATGCGTTTGATAGTCTGTTAATTGCGCTTGTAAGCTAACGTGTTGAAGGCCTGATTGTAATAAATAATCTAATTGATTTTTGGTTTTATGGTTAACTGGGGTTGTGTTTTTGATGTTATCAAATTGTTGTTGGGCATCTTGAGCAATTTTCTCAGCTAATTGCGGATGCGTTTTTAATTGCAAGAGTGCATTATTTTTAATCTCAGCAGCACTACTGGTGGCTTGCAATAAAAAGGCCGCACTTTTTTCTTGTTGGATCTGGTTGGCTGTTTGCATGAGGCCTTGCGATACTTGACCTAATACTTGTCCTTCTGATTCCAAGCCTCTTGCAGCACTCGTTGTTGGGATATCGCGAAGGATAGGTTGTTCATTTTGAAACTGAGATAAAGGCGTTGCCATTTATTTAGGACTCATACCATTAAATTTTGCAAAAGACAGGCCTAAACTGGCCACATCGCCAAATAATTGGCTGTACAGACTGTTTCTGACATTGTGTTTCTCAATATCAATGGCTGTATCGGATAGCCTCTTCTCTGTATCCAGATTTTTTTGTTGTCTAGCGGCAATATTTTCGGTATTCCGCTGTACTGCATTAAAGCTCGGTGATGAAAATGCCACACCACGCGTCGTCATTTGTACAGTTTGCTGTTGTATGACTTTATTGAGATTATCTAAATTGCTTAAGGTTTTTTGTTGATATTGCAATTCATTTTGTTTGGCTTGTAGATCCAATTGTTTCTCTTGGAATTCGGCCGCCTGTACTTGCATCACACCTTCACCAACTTCCATCGCAGCAGCGGTTGCTAATATCAGTAAACTCGCTTGTGGCATAAAACTCCTAAATCATCGCCGTATTGATTTGATAAGCAATCGAAGTGATCTGTAAATCAAAGGGGGCTTGTTGGGTAATAGAAAAGGTTTTTTGTCGATTCCAACCAAAAACCGGTGAGATAATGGCGGTACCCGAGCTTGGATGTAGGTCATCGCCTTTTTGAATATTTAAAAAGATCTGATAATTAACCAGCTGATCATTAATGTAGAAATTGAGTGATCCATAATACTCAACATAAATCTTGGTAATTTTTTTCATCAAGTCAGCGTGTTGCGGTCCCCCATAAAAGTACATCGGTCGGATTTCAACCGGATACAATAGACCAATAAAACAAGTGCCAGTTTTTTTATCAGGATTATGCACCTTGATACTTCTCTTTTTGACAGGATAAATGCCATAGTCTTCTTGATTAAACAGGACCTGCACATCCAAACCTTCAAAGCGTTCTAAACCCGATAGGTTTCCATCTTTGGGTAAACTTTTCTCTTCAAAACCATCCAACTTAATATCAGAAACTAATTTTTCTAAAACAACGTGTTGACTGTTCAGATATTTTTTTAGAAGATAAATCGTATTATCTATCGCAACCATATCCTGTATTTCTATTTGCTTTTGAGCTGAAAACGGTGTTAAAGCCGCTAAATTGATTTCATGAGCAAATTGAAAGGTCGTGATCGTATGATCTGGATTTAAAAAATAAATGAAATTATCTTGAGATTGCTCGGTACCACGTAATAATACTGCTTTGATTGGATTTTTAACTAAGTGGCTTGCGGTCTGACTGACATTACTCGCTAAATAACTTTGGCCAATGCCTTGAAAACGAAAGTTAATAATGGCATTGCCAGTTTTATTGACATAATAACTATCGTTTAAATAACTAATAGGCTTTAATTTATCTGATACGCCGTAAGCTGATTGTTGGCGGATTGAAAACGTACTCGGTGTTAATCCAATGTTTTGTTCTTGCGGCGCTACAAATTCATAATTGGCAGTGTAAATCTCTAATTCCTTACCACCATTCATCCAGACAATACCGCCGGAATCACTTTGCCCTAAGGTATAAATAATCGCATCGGTATCTTGACCGGTTCCCACATCAAAATTAATCGGTTGATTAATTTTAGAACCAAAGATTGTATTGTTCAGTGTTTTAGTCCGTGCAAACCAAAGTCTATTTTGAAAGTAAATGACTTTACTGGGATAACCCATCGTCGACGAAAAGGCTGGTTTACGAATGGAGTATTGTGTTGCCGAAGTTGAAGCACCATTAATCAAAAAAGGAATCTGCACTTTTCCTGTAAAGACAACATTATTTCCTTGATAATTAACGGCAGTAATGATGGCATAACCTAAGGGAGAAACATCACTCGTCCCACCTCCAATAATTTGACCACCAATCCAATCCTGATTAAAACCCGGTGCATCGGTTAACATCAGCGAAATGTTATGGGCATCGCCACCTAAACTTGCATTGCCTTTGTTATAAATAACATCACCAAAGTCATACGCCGGCAATGGATAAAGATTTAATACTTCATAAGAAAAGAGTAAAGATTCATAACTAGTTACGGTAATACGTGATGGAGGATAATCAGGATGAGCCAAAATAACTGAATCATTGTCATTGGTATAATCCAAATCATTCAATTCGGATGAAGCATACGGTGTCGTAAGAGTTTGTAAAAATTGAAGTTCGTAAGTGGTTTCTTTCTTGATAGCATAAATATCGAGGGTGTGATGACCACTGACTAAACAATAAAATTGTTCGTTCTTATCTTGAAAGCCATATAACTTAGCATTGGGATCACTTTGTTGTGTTTGAATGAGAAATTGGGTGCCTTTTCTTTTCTTAGCCAAACCTGTTGTACCCACTTCTACATTTAATAAGGATTGAGCGGCGGTTAAATAATCTTTAAAGTCAGTGCGATGATAATTCACTGCATCGACCTCGCCGCTACTAAACATGGTTTGTCGAATGAACTCCATCTAGACAACTCTCACTCGGTCAAAATCATTGTGCGGAGTGATCTTTATTCCTTGTTCCATACTCTCTAACAATAAGGCATTCATTTTTTCTTGTTGATACTTATTTTCTAATAAATGCGCTAATTGCACATTTTGGGTGAGTGCAATCGCACTATCAGCTGCTGCATATAAAGCGAGTGTCCGTGCAAAATGAGGTGGCATCACTGCATAATCAATCGAATTAACGGTATAGTAATAAGCAAACGGGTTACTGTGACTCAATACATAACCATCGATGAGTGCATAATCACTCAACTGATCTTTGCAATGAAGGAATCGTCCAAAATCATAAGGCAATTGATAGGTATAAGGATATTCCGGTGAAAAGTTTTGTGTGAGTGGCGTACTATCCTCTCGATATTTCATGGCAAAATGCCAATTCGTGATGAGTAATAAATTCGGTAACAAACTATCCAGTTTCGCTGCAATAAATTTAGCGGCATCACTTTCATTCACTGTAGCCACCGGTAATAATCCTAATTCCAACAGTGCTTGATTAATCGCGGTTAACTTTGAATAGGATAAAGCCATGACACTTACTCTTCTTCTGAAGGAGGCGTAGGTGGTTTTGGATCGATCATCTTGATTAATTGGATGGAAGGAGGCTCTTTCTCTTTAGCGATATTCTTGACGACAAATAAGTTACTTTGCTTTTCAGCGTAATTGATAAATAGCCAATCCAGTTCTTTAATTTGTTTTCGCTCATAAAAATCATTGATGTAACCCGGTGTAGTGAGGGTTTTCTCATCATCCAACGTACTTGCAGCAAAGATGGCAGGTGCAGTACCTAATAATCCTCCACTTAAGGGTGTAAAGGTTACAAAAGGAGATAAATTCATAAGAATCCTTAATTTTTTAAGTATTTGAGATCGGCCGTGATGAGTGCAATGCCGCGCGGCTGAATGATCTTGGCGCCGGTTGTTAAGGAGGTGAGTAGTTCCCACCGATCTTGATGGGGAAGCCAGGTAATACTGGTAGAAATATCTCGGTTATAACCTTGAACAATCGCATCACGATGTACGACAGGCACTAAATATTTAAAGACACCTTTGTCATCGGGAACACGTGGAATGCTATTAATTCCATTCTCACCTAAAAACCTAAAATCAATGTCTAAATAAACTTTGATTTTGTTATTGGTTAACGGTTTAAGATCATTGTAAAAAAAATTAGTAACTTGCTTATCGCCATAAAGGGAAGGCTTTAACAAAGCAGGCACCCAAGTACTCACTTGAAGATCATGAACATCTACACTCTGACTTTCTAAATAGGAAATGGCTAAGGCATACTTTTCTTCATTGATTCCGGTATTTACACCGACATCAACGGGAATGGTATGGATTTTCCCCGCAATAAAATCGGGATCACTGAAAATGGCATTGATCTTGATATAGTCAGTTAAACGAGCAGCGGCTAAGCCATGCAATTTAGAATGATCCAAGATCTTATCGAAGTTATAAAGAGTTTTTTCACCACCACCAATAACCGTTTTTAAATGATAGTCGTTGGTTGGGACTTGTATGTTGGTTTCATTAACGGGAGTTACATAAATATCGGTTGGTGAGAAATTCGTTTGGTTCATTTCTACCAAATCGGATAGTGGAATATTAAGATGCGTCCCACGCAATCCATGCCGCTCTTCAATGGTATCTTGGAGTTTTAAACGATTTTGATACTGTAACGTAACTTGAGTTTCAAACAGTTGACATGCGGCTTCTAAGTTAATTTCTGACATAAAACAACCTGATAAACAAAAGAATTTCATTTATCAGGTTACCCAAGAAAAGGGGCTGATAAGCCCATCAACTTAAGATTTAAAGGGAGTTTTTTGAAATATTCTTAAGCCGATAAGGTCATTATAAGTTTTTTACCAAGCAGGACAAGGTACTTTATATGGTAATAAATGGGTTAATAAAGCTTTAAGAATAATTAGATACCATCTTTTTTATAATTTTTGAAAATCATGTAATGGTTGAACTTTATGCCTAAAAAACTTAAAAAAAGACAAATAGCACGTAACAATAATATTTCTTTAGATTTATCTTTACCAAAAACATTAAAAAATGCCGTTATAAAAAAAGATTTCAAGTCTGTAAGACGTTTGTTGAAAAATGAAGCTAATCCTAATGAGCAAGATGTAGATGGATCAACTCCTCTTCACCTTGCTGTCAAAGAAAATGAACTTCTCATAGCAAGTTTACTTTTACAAAATGGTGCTTATCTCATGGTAAAAAATAACTTAGGTTATACTCCATTAGATTATGCTGTGATTTTAAATTTTTTTCCTTTAATAAAACTACTTGAAGAAAAACATAATAATATACTTAATGTAAAAAAAGATATTGATTCAAAATTTTTTCTTCCTAATGAAATTAATAATAATATTACAAATAAGGCTAACTTTTTTAAGGTTTTGAACGATTATGAAAAAATTATAGAAATCGAAATCGATCCTATTTTTGTTAAAAGTGGGCAAAAAATTAATTTTTAATCCTTGCTTCAGCAACTTCCTGGGCGAGGTTTATCAGTCGTTTCCTATTTTTATTAGTTGGATTTTTTTCATATTCTTTAGCTAATTTAAGCATTTCTTGCTGGCCATCATAAGGGTCAGTTTGATGATGCGCTTGTTGATTACTTAAACCTGGTACTTGGCTATTGAGTAATTGATCTCGATGTTTTAAGGCTTCAGTCATTGCGTTCTCATCTCCAATCAGTGTATTTAAAATCGTGCTATGTAAGGAAGTAGGATAATTTTTGGTAATATAATCTTGAACAAGAGGTAATTTATCACCCCATGTTTTTTTCTTATTTTCTAGTTGAGTATGATACTGTTTTTGTTGACCTGCCATGGCATAAAGCGTTTTATTAAATTGCTCTTGACTTAAATTCGCGGCTTTAGCCAAGCCTTCAATTTCCTGTAACATCGTTGCAGGCAGTGATATATCTGGCAAATGATAGCTTTCAGGTACTTCATAATTTTTTAATCTCTCTTGTAATACTTTGTTGTCATTAAAAACTTTGGCACTGTTTTTATAGGCTTTTTCTAGCTCCTCAACACTTTTATATTTACCCGCATAGAGTTTGGGTGTTTCTTCGACAGGTAATTCTTCGGTGACTTCACTCATCGTTTTCTCCTTCAAGTAATTGGTTGATATGAGTTAAGGTATTTTGAATATCTCGCCATACAGAACGACGACCATCAATCCAAGCAAATCCTGATTCAGTCGGGATTGGTGTTTCTTCTAGGATGCTATTAAGTAATTGGTTTTTAAAAATTTTATATCCAATACCTTGTCCAAATAATAGAAATAAATCGTATTGATCCTTATTAATTTGATCTTTTTGAAGTAATTGAATGAGTTTATCTTGCATTAGAATTGTACCTGTGCGGGTGATGGGATGTTAATCGGAGTGGCACTGGTTGACGGTGTTGGTGTTTGGCTTTGCTGAATTTGTTGCGCCATCTGCTGCATAAAATATGCAAATTCCTGTTTAGATTTCATGAGTTTGCTAGGTAAATTGAGCTTATCGGCTAAAAACGGTAAAACTTCCTCCATTTTTGTTGCGGTTAATACGGCACCTTCTCCTCCAAATTGTTGGAGTATTTGAGCCATCATGGTGAAATGACTTAAATCATCCTGCTTTTGCAAATCATAGAGTGGACTTTGAAAGTCAAAACGTAATAAATGCGATTGGACGCCGCTAATACTTTTATCTTTGGAAAGTAAACGTCTCTTCGCTAATATCTTTGCACTGATGGTAAAGACTTGTTTAGGTAATTCGTTTATCAAACGAGAGATATCGGTTGCACTGGTTCGTTGTGCTCGGTTCTCTCTTATAGAAACTTCTGTTGCCGATTTTACCGGTGTATTAACTTCACCAATCGGATCGACTTGAAAGGCATCTCGTATAATTTGTCTCAGATCACGAATATGTTCTAAGACTTCCGGATACTCTGGCATTTGCAAGGCTTCTAATGGATTTTTGCCATTAGGATTACGTGCAATCATGGCACCCGACCATCCTCTTCTAAACACATGCGGATTAAAGTATTTGTCTGCGTCATAAAACAAAGGAGGATTGGCTTTAAAGGCTAAACTCTTGCGACTGTATTCGATAATGCGATTGAGATCACGAATTGTCGGTAGCAAATCAATCCCTATGCCTCTGCCTTCGCATTCTCCAGGTCTTACCCTATCACGATAGATAATAATTTGATTATAATCACGCTCGCTCTCCCATAAGGGAGTGAGTGGATCATTTTCTAAAATGGCATAGAGATAGAATTGATCTTCTTTTAATTTAATTTGACCATAGATAACCGTAAATAACTCATTAGGCTGATCGATTAAATTTCTTTTGTTCTTATATTTTGGAAAATCTTCAATGATCTTGCGTCCGCTCATCTTGCATTGATACCAACAAGTATTTAAAACATCATCGGTACTGTATTCAATAATTAAGGTAATGGCTGGAATAGAACGAAAGTATAAAGGCGTGAAATCATCAATCGATTCGATCCAAAGCGCTGACGTTCCACCGATTAAATCTAAATTACTGGATGCGACCATGCGCGCTAAATTGGACTGATTTAAATAAAAGAAAATCTGATCATTAATTTCATCTAAGAGAGGTTGTTGCCCACTGATCTGATTGGCGTTAATAAGATGCGAATCTAAGCTTAATTTTCCCCAAACACGATCTTGGGGTAGTAACAGTCCATGCAGATCATTGGCGCGCTGATATGCGCTTAAAAGCGCTGTATTATCCCACATCTGCAAACTGGTAGGTTTGCCTTGATCTTGATAATTAAATTTGATGTTAAACGCATCTCGATCGGGGATCACATACGTATACAAATCTTTATAGAGCGCTAACCATTGATCTTTGTAACGTTTACTTTCTTCATAGCGTGTATAAAGTGATGCCAAGTTCATGGATTAGGGTTATCAGGATTATTAAATGATTGAGCACCTTGTCCTTGGATGATGGCCATGCGTTGCTCAACGATCGCTTGTCGTTTTTGTTCTATTTCTTCTTTCTGCTGGCGTATCTGTTCTTCAAGCAAACGATTGGCTTCATCATTGCCGCTGCCACCACCACTCATGATCTTCTCCAGTAGCTTAAGAGCTCATAATTACGTTGTTCTTGTAATTGGATTAATTTCTTAAAGAGATGTTTGGGATTAAATGTCCAGCCAATATCAATCCCACTAAAATAACGACAAACTTCATTGCAGGTATACCATTTGAAAAGCCAAGGTTTAATCTTTTTCTTTACTTTAATCATCACTGCAATAAAAGCACTGAGAATTGGTAATTTTTTAATCGCATTTAAATTCTTATTCACATCATGACTCTTTAAAATACGGTAAGTAAAACCAGTTGGTGCTATTTCAAATAAAACACAGTGATCGCCTTCATAACAAAGTAAGGCACAATGCACAAAGTGTTTACTAAAAGTAAAAAGTCGATATTTACCAATACCTTTGTTATAAAATAAAAAGACTGCAATCACTTAACGTTTATTTTCCTAAGCTTTGCTAAGGTTTTTTGTAACAGTAAACGTTTTTTCAATAGACCTTTAGGAATGGATTTAGTCATGGGGTTTTAAAAGTGTTTCAATATGATCAATCTGTTCTTTCATCTGCAGCAATTCTTGAGCACAGCTTGAAAACTCTAAGGGAAATCTTCTCTCCAAAATCCAAGCACGAGATTGCCAACCTTTTTCTCCTTTTTTAATTTCATTGAGTAATTCTTTAACCGCAGTACATTGGTTCTTTTTTATAGCGCTGGAAAATTTGGCCAATTCAGTATTGGTTTTTCCCGCTTGAATATCGGCTAAACCTTGATTAATCCAGTCATACAGCGTACTGCGATTAATTTGATTCGCTTCTGCAGCCATTGTAAAGGGAACTAAATGAGCAATATCATTAATAATCTTTTTTGCTAAGCTTGAATTAAATTTACTGGGTCGTCCCATAGCTATCTTCCTTTATCTACGAAAATGGGCTTAGCGTCACTGACGTAGCGTTGTTGAACTAAACGATGGGCGGTTTGTGCATGTTGTATCGCTAATTGTCGATGGAAAGAATCTTTAGGCCCTGAGGAATCCAGGTTTTTATTTAATTTATTCATATGCATATTTCTGTAAAGAATTTACATAAGTATGAAAGCGGACTTAAAAAAATACTAGCGACAAGATGAGGTACGTTTAGATAAATTTTATCCATTTGTATCAAACCAGTGATTTGCAACATCATCATATAAAATCGTCTCAAACGTGGTATAACGAGTACTACATTTGGGACAAAATAATCTTCGTCGGTGCATTTTTCCTTCGTAAATCATTCTAGAATTAATCACGTACATCTTAAAATAATTGCAGTTTGGATTAATGCATTTCATTTGATTCTCCAATCATAAAGGATTTGTTTTTTCTGTTGTCTGAAAACGCGATAGCAACAGGAATATATTTTTCATGTCCATTAACGGCGTTTTGATGCGCAATACGGCCCGTTAACTGGTTGGGCAGTATCTTTGGTCGTCTTCGGCAATAAATTTGATAGCGGCGCTCAAAATCGCGTTGTACGAAAGGTAGTTCTTTTTCACTGTGTTGACACAAAGCAATCCAACCACCCATATCCCGAATAACCGCATGAATTAGCTCATCTGAAAAAATAACACTATCGTAATGACCAATTTCACGAATAGCTTTTGTTACGCTTGTCCAGGCCAATAAGCTTTTGCTTTGAACATCACCTTCGATTATTTCAACTACATCTGTTGGCAAAGGAAAGTAAGGATGTTTTTTCGCATTGGGATTTTTTAATATTTCGCCCAAGGCACGTTGGACCTCAGCAAAGGAATAATCTTTCAAACATTCCCAGTAAGCTTTCATCAGTACTTGCGATATTTTTCGATTCACCGTTTCAGCGATCACTGCAAGACTCGCAAAGAAGGTTTGTTTTTGATTAACCTCCATTATTTTCCTCCAACAACGCATTGATCACGGCCATGTTGTGATCCCATGTACTGATAGGAGATTGCATGGCACCATTATTATTTTGTTTTTGCTGCGCATGCGCTAACCATCCCTGGATATGCCGGTTAATTCCACGTTCTGTTTTTTGTCGATCGGGATTAGCTTGATTCCAAGCAATCAGCTGACGAATTTCTTGGCGTACATCCACACTAGGGTAATTTTTTTGCCATTCGTCTAATTCAGTTTCTGTAATTATTCGTGTCTTTGTTTGACGTAGAGGAACGGTGAACACCACAGAGGATTTTGTTTGAACAGGAAATGTAATTAAATTTTTGACTGAAAGTTTTTCTTCAACAACAGTCGATGTTGTTTGCTCTCCACCTAATAATAAATTAGAGATATTTTCTTTATTATTTATATATTCTATATTCTCTATTCTATCTTCTATATTCTGTATTGCTTCGAAGGAGCTTTGAAGTCCCTTCGAAGGGGCTTCAGATAAATTAATTTTCTTAGGTAATTCTAAATGTAATAAATCCTTATATTTTTCGTAAAAATCAAATAAAAAAGATATTTTAGGCAGCTTACGAAAAAGGCAATTTACATATTTAACGCGATTATCATTTTTCTTTAATATACCAAGTTGCGAAATAACCATTTCATGAATCCATATATATTCTAATTCTATGTCATAAGAACAGAACTCAACCTTAATCAAGGCTTCTAAGCCCCTTTGGACCCCCTCCAAAGAGGCTCCAATTTCATGGGCAGCTAGAGGTAACGGTAAATAATAAATACCCATCATGTTGGCATGAGGGCTTGTCATTAAATAAAATGCCAATGCTTTGGCTTCCAGTTCACAGCTTCTTATTTTCTTTCCTAATGGACTAATCCAAAAATCTCTTGTTATTTTTGAAAATTCATGCATTTATTTTCTCCTTATTATTGTAAAGATAATTTTTATATTTAGCGTTCATTGAAGGGAAGGCAGTTTGACGCAGCAGATATTGTTATTTTTTTAGCTCTTACTTTCTCAATAAGTTCATCACTACAATGAATAATTATGTTTGTAATTTGTCGACATTGAGTTCTTGAAAAACCTAATAGATTTGCAATAATTTGATCCGTTCTTCCCGTAACTTCGTCCAGATTTAGACGAAGTTCATCAGATTTACTTTTATTTTTAAATAAATCTGATCGATGGCCTTGACGATTACCCATAATTTTTTTTAAAGCTATTCCTATATATCCTCGTTCAATCTCATCAAAAGTATTGACCAAATCTGAAGTTTCATATTTATTGTTAATTAACTTATAAAGAGATATTTGCCAGGTATATATCTTTATTTTTTGATTTTGTATATGAAGAAAATAAGTGTTTGGATTAGCGATTAATTGATTATTTTCATCGATAATAATCGGTCTTGCTGTATCTAAATCAGAAAGTTCTTCTGATATCCATGCTGTTTTTGTGTGATGTTTCACATCATTTAAAAATATCTTTTTAAATTTAAAAGGTAAATAACTAAATCCTAATGGAGTTCGTTTTAGATTGTTTTTTTTGTAAGGTGGAATTAAATCTAAAAAGTGTATTTTTAGATTCGTATGGAGATTCATATACTCTGCTATTAATGCTGCAACTTCAGGCTTTATTTCCCTTCGACCATTTCTAATATCGCTTAATTTTTCACGTGTTAGACCTAATTCCTTTGCTGCTTGTGTAACGGATCCGCAATGTTTAAAGAAAACTTCAAGTATTTCTCTCTCCACTTTATTAACCCTTTTATTTTTTTATTTCATTATGATACCTAAAATAGTTGGGGGAATTGCCCCATAAAAATACGGTAAGCTTATTAAATGAAAATGAATTTATTTTTTTAATACGAAAAATTTTATGAATAAATTTAAACGATTAAACTTTGTCTTAAATTGGAGGTAAAAAAAATGAAAACTTTCAATTTGGAAGAAGCAGCCGAATTTTTAAAGATGAATCCTGAAGGATTACGCAGGTTAGCAGCCAGTAAGAAAATTCCTGCAGGTAAACCAGGTAAATGTTGGTGTTTTTTAGAAGAGGATCTTGTGAATTACGTTCGATCACTTTACGATGAATCCTGCAAAGTATCGCAGGGTGTTACTAACAATAGGAGAGAAAAAATATGGCACTCTGTAAACGAAACAATATCTGGTGGATCAGATTTTCCCACAACGGAAAAAGAATACAACGATCTACTGGGACTTCAAACAAACTAGCAGCACAAGAGTTACATGATCAATTGAAAGTCGATTTGTGGCGCCAAGCTAAGTTAGGTGAAGAACCCGAACACACTTGGCAAGAAACCGTTGTTAAGTGGTTAAAACAAGCCTCTCATAAGAGAAGCCTAGATCGTGATAAGTTTAATCTTAAGTGGTTAACACCTTACCTTAAAAATAAAAAGTTAAGTGAAATTGATAATCAAATGATTGAAAGTATTGCCACAATAAAAGAAAAAGAAGGAGTAACTTCTGCTACAGTAAATAGATTGCTAGCATTAATTAGATCTATCCTTCGTAAAGCCGAACGGGACTGGAAATGGATTAATAAAACTCCCGTTGTGTCTATGCGTTATGAAGGAGAAAAACGGGAAAGATGGTTAACTCAGGAAGAAGCTAAAAGTTTACTTCGAGAATTGGCTGCTCATTTAACTGATATGGCCGCATTTTCGCTAGCAACTGGATTACGTCACAGTAATGTAAGAGGATTATGTTGGCAGGATATTGATTTAGTTAAACAGCATGCGTTTGTTCGCGCAGTTCAGTCTAAATCTAAAAAGCCAATTCCTGTGCCACTCAACAGTGAAGCTATTTCTATTATAAGGAAGCAAATGGATAAACATATTAAGTTCGTTTTTACTTATAAAGGAAAGTCTATTGGGCAATGTAATACTAAAGCTTGGCGAAAAGCGTTAAAACGGTCGGGAATAGAAAATTTTCGTTGGCATGATTTGCGACATACCTGGGCTTCATGGCATGTGCAGAATGGAACATCCTTACAGGAGTTACAACAGCTGGGTGGTTGGGCTTCTTTCGATATGGTTTTGAGATATGCTCATTTGAGTAGCGACCATTTAAAAGAAGCTGCTGAACGAATAGCTGGTACAAAATTGGTACATTCGCCCTTGCAGGGCTAA